CCCCATGTACCACTATTGGTACTAAGGGTCCGTGTCGGTCAATGCCAACTTCGAACGATATGGAAGCCGGTTGCAAAGCAACGCGGTCAATCCGAGAATCACTGCTACGTGCAACTCAGCTGATATCTAGGGAATTTAATCTTCCCGTACCAGTAGGTCCCTTTAACGGGACGAGTTGTATGGAATTACGCAGTCAGTGGGATACTTATGCAAAGTGGAGTTGCTTGCAGTTTGTATCCAAGAAAGAAGAGAGAAGGAAGACACTCGTGCAGCTTATCAAAAGTGGCTGTCGCCTGTTCGATGGCGATTGTCGTACGTGTGATCCTAAACTCAAGGAGTTGGAGAAGAGAAAGTGGGTGGAGCAGATGTCTACGGCCCGACCTCGAGTTGCTTACTATAAAGGACTCACAAGGTCTACTTGGTTGGGTCGTCTTAAGGACTCTGCTCGAGAGTTGATAACAGGTTGGGGAAGGAACCTGGAAGGGTGTAGGATGGAGGACTATATTCCAGACCAGTCCGGGTGTTTCGAGGCCAAATCAATAGAGGGAGGTACTTTGTCTGTTTCTCAAGACTTTGCCTCCTTTCCTAACGAAGTACGTTTGGGCACTGCGAAGACCAAAGGTAAGATTAGAGTTGTTACTATGCAGGGTGCTAATACGAAAAAGGTTTTACGACCTGTGCACTCTGCTCTCTATGACTACCTTGCTGGTTTTGGTTGGTTAGTCCGGGGGGATGTGACGGCGGCGGATTTTGAAGCGATAATAGAAGATAAACAGGGTGACGAGAAGTTTATCTCCGGCGATTATGAGCAAGCCACGAACCATATAAACATTGATTCTGTTCAGGCTATCATATCGGTTATTGCGGAAGAACCGCTTTTAAGTGATGAGGAGAGGGAGGTCCTCATCAGGAGTTTTCGAGATGTGACAGTGTACAAGAACAACGGGAGTTTCCTATGTAAGGTCAGAAATGGCTCTATGATGGGGAACCTTGTTTCGTTTCCATTACTTTGTATCCTCAATAAATGTTGTTATGACATGTCAAGAGAAATTGAGAGTGAAGAGAATGGAGTCCCATACTGTCCACGCGTCGGAAGGTTTAATGGCGACGATTGCGCGTTTTGCGGTACAGATCGGTTCTTTGAGATCTGGCGTGAAACGACTTCAATTTTCGGACTCGTCGTCCAAGAGAAGAAAACTGGCATAAGCAGTCGATGGATCGAACTTAATTCTGAGAGTTTTGACTCTCTTAAGCATCGGTTCGTTCAAAAGAACTTTCTCTCTTACCTTCGCGTCACACGCGATACTCCTGGTGATCTCCTCTCTGAAATAGTTTCCGGCACGAAAGGTTTTAAAGGCTCGACTAAGATGTGGCTCATTAACCATGTTCTTAGGTATGAGATTGCCATTCGTGGGGTTTGTGCCTCGACAATTCCTCGGAAACTATTTCTTCTCCTCATCAAAAGAGTCTGGTTTCGTAAGACTCTTTCCAACCCGCTACCTCCTTTCCCCACGACTGGTGTGGACCGTTCTATACGGCAGACAGTCGTGTCCCCTCCTCTTCCTTCATTTATTCCCCTCATTGATGACATTGAGACTCTTGTTCGTAAGTCTCATGTTAAGAAATGGGTAGGTGTTTCTACAATCGATGGCCGTAGGGCTCGTTGTAGCAATGAGATGAATCCTGATCATGACCATTTTCGTCCTATGGTTCATGGTTCTTTATTCTTTCCTTTCATCTCTTCCAGTTATTCACCTACCCCCCTTTCTTCATCACTGAGGGGTTCCCTCCTCCGCCAAAGGAAAGTTGCTTTCGACCTTTCCTCCAAACCCTCAGCCTCTGTTCGTTTTTCGAGGAAGCATTCTTGGGGTTTCACTATGTCTGAGCTTTGTAAAGATACCCTCACAACATTCTTTGGTGAAACCTGGCTGATGCCTCCTAAGTCACTATGCGGTAGTACTTTGCCATACTATCATCCGCATCTTAAGATTAAATGTGACTTCCTAACAACAGTGACCCCCACTTACTATCCTCCTCCCGTCTCTCTCTTGACAACCAAAACACTGGCTGAACATGCTGCCACAATCTATAACCTTGAGCGTACCTCTAGTTCCATTTTGAGAAACTCTAGAGTTCGTATAGCTAAGGCAGATTCAAAATTGTGGAGTTTTGTTCCTGACAATTACATTGGTTCTCGGCTTGTCGTTTAGCGGCGCGCCACTAAGGAGGGAGAAGAAAAGAGTCTAGTTATATAGATAATTAGAGATTGTGACGGTTCTCTAAAGTGTGTCGATGCCTCAACTGAAAAGACGAGGTAATGATCGGTTTCGTCTAAACGAAAGCACATTTTTTGTACCTGAACTAACTTGATTGATGTTCTGGCAATGAAAACGGTCTCTGTCAGACGAGTAGGTCCTATTTATGCGTATTATGCGGTAAGGACACGGGAAAAGATGAAGAGTTAATGCACTGAGTTTCGTGCGTTGGTGAGGAATGGGGGCATAGGTGCCGGGAGTAGGCCACTACAATCTTTCGCGATTGGTGCGGTGTTACTGAAACCGTCCTGTGCACGGGAGAGTATTCTCCTGTCGAAACCCATATCCCTGTATAAGCCAATCCAGTGACAATGCTGGTTTTAACTCCTCTCTCTTTCGGCAGGAACTTCGGTCTCCTGCACCCGGGTATGCAAGTGTCCTCCCTTTTGGGAACACAAATAGTATGGATATTTAGTGATGCCTCGCGGTGATTATCGCCGGTAGTAAAATTCAGACATCATCATTCTCGAAGTTATTTATATGGATTATTTTCTTCGTCCATGTAAAACCTCCGCCCCTTGTAAGGCTAAGTACAAGTTTCTCGATCTAGAGTGCACGATCTAAAACTGCCTCCCAGCCGCTCGGGGG